GAGGGGCTAGCTGGTGGGGCTAGCGCTCTTCCCCCGCTTTGTCAAGTTCTCTCGGCGTGTCGCGATTGCATAAGTAAAGGCCCTGCGGTCTTTGTGATCGCAGGGCCTTTTTCGTGCGCGTTCTGGTGTCAGAACGGGTCAGAATCGTAGAAGTGGTATAACCATGTCTGCTGTTCGGCTATGTGTTCCTGTCCTGGGAAGCGTACCGTCTCGGCTTTGGTCCAGCAGCCGGCTCGCCTGTATCCTGCAAGCGTCTCCATCTTGTCGAGGAGACTTGGAAGGTTGGAATTCGCTTCATGCGACGGAAATGACGCAATAGGGACGCCGTTGATGAGCAAACGGCTTGGTTGGCATGTTTTGGCCTCCAAGGGTATGAATATCTCGGCGCTGATGGCCTTTTTTAGGATGTTCATGTGAGTCTCCTTAGTTTCTGTTTTATCGCTTCCTGGGTGAGTTTTTTTGGTGTGCGCTGACCTTGCTCCCATTTCTGGATGCAGCTGAGGCTGACGCCGAGGTAGATTGCGAGATCCGCTTGTGTGAGCTTTCGTGCCTGTCGGATTGTCCGGAGATCATCGCTGAAGCCGGTCATAGGCGGATCCGGTATGTTCGTGCGGCTTCCAACGCTTCAAAAAAATCGTCCGTGCGTTTGATGCATTGGTTGCCGAACGAGACATAGTAGAGGCGGTCGTAGGTGGAATATTGGATATCCATGACTAACCTGTGGTCGTTGACGAGATGCGCGGTTGTGACGATCATATTATTCCTCGGCCGTTGTTAAAAAGAAATGCCGTATTGCTTCGCGAATGCTACCGCGTCTTCGAAGTGCGGGAAGATGGCTAGGGCTTTTGGTTCCTTGTAGACTCCATAGCCTTGGCCTCCCATCGGGATGATCCGCAGCGTTTCTCCGGCCGCGTTTGTGATTTTTGCACCTTCGAATATGGTTTTCATGTCGGCCATCATTAATCCTTTCTGTGGTGGTTGGTACATATCACAAGGTAGCACAATGTGATTACTTCCGCAAGTCGTGCCAGGCATGAGAAAGCCCCTCGCCCGGCCGGAGCCAGGGAAGGGGCTGTTGCTTTTGGGTGAAAAATATTCCAACGGAATCAAGTGCGCAATTTTTGCACCCGGTTTTTAATCCACGGTGATCTTAAGCTTCTCAAGCTTGGCCTTGACTGCATCCTCGACGGCCTGGGCGATCTTGTCAGGGTCTGCTCCCATGCTTTTGGCCAGAGTATCCATGGCTGCGGAGAGGGCAGTGATCTGCGCCATGAGCTGCGGGATCATGGTGTCATGGATGCGGATGACGTCGCTGGTGGCGTCGCTGACAATATCACGCGCGTAGCGTCCGTTGGGGAGCTTGTGCATCCACTGTCCGCCAACGAGTCCGGTGTCATGCATTCGGATGACGTCGCTGGTGGCGTCGCTTATGATGTCACGCGCGCATCTACCGTTCGGGAGCTTGTGCGTCCAGAATCGCATGATGTCTTCGTCGGTGAGTGCCATATCGTTTCCTTCCATTATTTCGTTGGCTCTTTTGATGATGTAGTTTGCGTCTAGGCCGTTTGGTGCGAGGTCTGGACATGTGGCATGATCGGTGCCGTGGATCTCTCTATGCAACCATACGTTACCCTTGGTGCCGTCGTGCCAAAGTCGTGGCCACCCGTATCTTCGTGCGATGTCCGCGCACAGTTGTGCCGATGCTTCCATACATGCGTCCGTGCATGGAGCGGAGGCTATGCCGCCCTCATGCTCGATGCTGATGGTGGTGGTGTTGCTTTCATAGTTGGCGTCGCTCCAGCTGCCATCGGTCTCGCTCACGTATTGGTGGATTTCGCCGCTGGATCCGATGCCGTAGTGCGCTGATGCCTGGCTGGAAGCGCTGAGGAAAGTGGCGTCCGTGCCTGCGAGGAAGCCGGCCATGATGTGCAATGTGATGTGAGTGACCTGATGGCCATTCCGTCCGCTGTAGTGGTTCGGCGAGCCGATCCATTTAATTTCCATGCTTGGTGTCCTCGCTGTCGTCGGTGTCGTCTGTGCGGCGGAAGATCTGGAGGAATCCCGTATTATCCAAGTCGGGATTGAGAAGTGTGAGATTTTCGAGGATCGATGTGACTTCCATGACGCTGATCCAGATGAGCACGGCCGGCACCAGTAGGTCGATTTGGTAGGGGATTCCGAGGTAGTGGCCTTCCGCTGCTACGACGTATGCCAGAAGGATCGCTCCGAGTTCGCCAAGTTTGTGCCATAGTCCTTCGCGCATTTTGCTGGATTGGAGTGTGCCACGGTAGACTGCGACACTTACACCGCTCACGTAGTCCATGACGATGAGAAGGCATGTGAGCCCTAATGCGAACATTTCCGCCTTGTTCATATGTTTGCCTTTCTTGTTGTTGATATTGATTCACATTATCTCATGCCGAGTAGTCCCATGCTCTTCAAGAAGCTCTCGCGATGTGCCACTGTGTCGAAGAACACGTAGCCTTGTTGGATGCCTCTTTTGAGTGTTTTGAGCACGGGGCTGGCCCGTTCGAGAAGGATGGTGTTGGGTTTGAGGTCACGACGCAGGAGCGCGTAGCATTCTCGTCCGTCGTCGTTGGGGATCTGGCTGTTGATGTACCAATTGCCCTCCTGCATGTCGAACCAGATTCCGTAGTTTTTCATGTTGAATCTGAGTTCGCAACGGAACAGCGAGGCGCTTGTCTTAATGCCTATGAGCGCTTCAGTGTCTGCGAGAAATTCATTGTCCTGGGCGTAGCGCGCGTAGTTGGTGCCTGCGGTGAAGCGGCCGATGCTGGTGCGGCTCGCGTATCGCTTGAATTCAGCATCGTCCGCGTATTGTATCGTGATGCTCGACTCGTTGTGCTGATATGTTTTGGTCTTGCCTTTTGTCGGTAATGTGAGATCCCACTCGGCGAAATACGGATTAACGACGTCGGCGGCGTTGGCCGCCATGTAGATTCGGGTGCGGTCGTTGCGGCGGTCCACGGTCTCCCAAAATCCCATCAGCGAGTCCACTTCGTCGGGCCAGTACATGCCTCGTTCCGAGATAAATTCATCGAAGAATATTATGGAGACTTTTGGAAGCGCCGAGGATTTGTAGGAGGCTGCGGCGGAAAGTGGGACGAACACGCCGAGGGTGCTCCATTTTTCCTCAGTGCCTTTCTGCCGCATTTCCATGACGCGGCCGCGTATCCTCATCTCCCAATCGGGAAAGTATTCGGCGAATGGTGCTAGGAAGTCGCTCACACCTAACATTCGGGTTATTTCCTTGTCGGTGCGGCGGAGGTACACGAATTGCTCGCCGTTTTTGATGTGGTTGCGGATTGCTCTTTTGACTATGCCGAAGGTCTTGCCGAGGGAGCGCGCGCCGATGACCATGTTGACTGGGCTTGGACTGCCGAAGAGCCCACTGGGGTCCCAGCGGGCGGATACGGGGATGCCTTTTTGTTCGGTCGTCATATGATCCTCCTTATCATCCAGCATCCCGTGTTCTTGATATACGCGCTTGCGCTGCCGCTGTCATGCGGCAGTGGTGCCGCGCCTGCTCCCCAGAGGTGATCCTTGTCGGTGATCCATTCCACGTGCGAGCTGCCGTCGTTGAAGGCCCAATTGGTGTAACCCCATTCGATGAGCAGAATATCGCCCGGCTGGACTTTATCGGACGGCCATGCGGTAGTTGGTCCTCCCCTGGCTATTTCGGTGCCTGAGTTGACCATGGCACCGGTCCATGTGCCGATGTTCTTGGCGATGTCGGGCCGGATGCTGTTGATGGCCCACCAGATGCAGGCTGAGCAGTCGGAATAGCCGGATGATGGCGGATTAAGTCGTCCGGCACCTTGCCCGTATGACCACTTGTTCGCATTGTCCTGCCAGAGTTTGAACATCTTCGTAAAGTCGCTTGATGGGGCGGATGGCGTGTCGTCTCCGCCCTGGTTCGGCGCGTCCGGAGCTCCCGAACTGTTGGCGACGGGATACCAGTTTCCGCCGTTGGCTCGAACGCAGACGAGACCGTTGGGGAACTCCTTGTTGAATAGGATGAGGTTTCCGCCGTTTCTTTCGATCCGGTAGACGCCGGACTGTTGAGTAATGGTGCCTCCGCTGCCGCCTGCGTCGCCGCCTGGTTTCGTGTCTGGGTCGCTGGATTGTCCGAAGTCTGGTGGGTCGCTGGTGCCGTCCCAGGCTTTGAGCCGGGCACGCACGGTGTCGTATCGGTTTGTGTATTGTCCCAAGATGCCGTCGTTGAGGCATGCGCGCCAGATGGTGTCGAGGTCGCTGTTGCCTACCGTGGCTACGACTCGTCCGCATTGTCGTGGTGACTGATGATACATCGACATGGCGAAGATCAGCGTTTTAACGTTGTCTTCGGAGAGTCCCCAGGAGGTGAGGACTCTCACGTAGGCGGGCACGTCGTCCTGGATGAACTGGTTTTGTTGGATCCGGTGGATCTGGCTGCGTTGAGCGGCCGTGGTCCACGAGTTGCCTTCTGTTCGGGTGACGTATCGTGTGGTCCACCATGAGTCGGTGGCCGCGTGTGCGTCCACGCTGGCGCGGAGGGTGTCGGCCAACAGACCGTATCCCTCCGCGTCCTCGTTTTTGCATCGGTTGAGCAGTGCGGCGGCTCTGGTGCCGTACCATTGCATCATGCCGAGCGTGATCGGATCGTTGTAGTTCACGCTGCCCCAGTTCCAGTGTGATTCGACTTCTCCGATCACGTACATGGCGTAGAGCTTCTGTGCGTCACTGAGTGCCATATTCCATCACGATTCGTAGAGGAAGCCGTCGGTGGGGCGTACTCTGATTTTCCACGCGCTTTTAAAATTGCGATTGAGGCGTACGAATAGACGGTATTTGTCGGTGTCTGGTAATGTGACGTTCTTATTGTTTCCCGTGGTCACATCACCGGCCTGACCATTGGAATACGCCCAAATGATTCGGGCATGGTCGCGGTCGAGAACGAAGGACGCATGCACACCTACGGCTTTGTCGTTTGGCACTGACGGAGCTACCGGGTCAGTGTTATCGAAAGCGACTGTTGTCACATTGTCTTGATAAAAACCGCCGAACGTAGCACCATTACGTCGAACGCCCGCAATAATACCAACCTGTCCAGCCGTTGCCACGTCGTTGAATTGGCCGATAGGGGTTGACTCCTTCACTGCGATTACTGCAATGTTCTTCGTCCCGCCGTTTTCGCCAATCTGAATTCGGGACTCGAAACCCTCAAGGTCGATACTGACCGGCAGCGTCACCGTGCCACATTCAACCAATTCCACTAGCATCTGACTGTCAGCATCACCGAGTTGGAAAAGTCCGTCCGGTGCGAGATACGAGCTTTTCGCCCTAACCTCTTCCGATATTTCCTGTGATACCGCGCCGCCTTGTGGGGCATAGTTCGGGCGCATGAAAACGTTCTGTCCCGTACTGAATGGCGTGAAGTTGCGCTCCAACTGTCCACTAGCGTAATCCGGCCAATTGGACGTGATACCGTCAACTCCAAGCGCGGCGACACGCTCGTAGGCTACTGGATCGTTAATCAACCACGGATTGATTTTGACGCCTGCCGAATGCGCGGCGCTAACCATTGAAGAGGTGAGTTTGTCTTCTCGCGGGTTTCCGCAGAAAATACCGGCATTGTGCATGTCAGTCCAAGAGTGTGGCATGGCATCTACATCCCACGTGTACGACACGTACTTCACGCCCCCTTGCACGGCTCGGACGCACTGTTCCCAGCTAAACGAGGTCAATTCGTGGATTGCGGTGGCATTATACTTGCGTAGCAGTTCCAGCATTGCGTCGGTGGTGGCGTTGTTCAGCGATTTGATTTCAAAATCAACTGGACTATCGCCAACAGCTTGGAGCACCTGCTCCATGCTTACCGGCTTGCCGGTGTTGCCGCCATGTACTTTCGCTTTGACTTCGCGGCTCATGAAGTCCGCGTAGGTGATGGATGAAACGTTGGCCGCTGTCCCCGTCATGGTTCGGGCGGTTGAAGTGTCGTGTAGGATTACGGGCACACCGTCCGACGTGAGCTGTACGTCGATTTCGGGCACATATCCGTGACGTACCGCCCACATGATACCTTCCATTGTGTTTTCTGGAAAACGGTACGAGCCACGGTGCGCGTGGACGATCATGTGCGAGGCGAGGGCGCTGTCCACTGTCTTTGAGGTCTTCGAGTCGAGGGCCTGGATGGCGGCGGAGTTGGCCTGCACCTTGTTCTTGAATTGCGTGGCGTTCTCCGGAGTTCCAGCGCCCAATGCGGTCAAGGACTGCTCGCTGTTCTCGATGCTGGTCTTGATCTCGTTGGCGAGCCGCAGGCCGCTTCCAACGTCTTCGCCCCCGGTGTTGTAGGGTGTGAGGCCGTCGCCGACGTTGAAGCCGATGCCGAGGATCGTGGACGAGTCGCCCTGCTTGTGCATCAAGGTGGGATACACGGTTTTTCCGGTGTCGGATATGACCGTGCTGTGGTTCAGTGCGACCTTGAGCGGTTCAGTTTTGGTGCCGTTGCCCTTGAGTGTGCCATCGGTCGTGACGGTGGACAGTTTCGAAGCGGTTTCCTTGCGGTACTGTTCGATCTGCGCGTTGTAGTTGCCGGTGAGGGCCCAGTAGGTCGTGTCGGTGATGTCCACGCCTGCGGGGACGCTCTGGCGGCTGGTGTAGCTGTTGCCCTGGTGATAGACGATGGTGAGTGGTTCGTAGGTCTTCGACCTGTCCCAGTCGATGGGGTCGGCGAAGAGCGGCACGTATCGTGCTCCTATGTATTGTTTCGTTGCCATTTATCTCAGCTTTCGGACTTGGTTACCGGGGTGTAGAGGGTGATCTTGACCTTATTCATGTCGGTCTTCAACGTGGCGACGTCGGCGGTGAGCTGGCTGACATCGGGAATGTTGATTCCGTTGACGGTGGAGATCACCTGGTCGAGTTTCTTCATGCATTCCTCGACGGATTCGCGAAGTTCCTTGCCGTAGGTGACGGCTTCGATGTTGCTTGCCATTTCTATCACTCCTTGTTGATGATCGGGTTGTAGCAGGTGTTTTCAATTCTAGCTACTTTTTTTTAAGTTGGGTCAGGTCCTCATTGTCGGTCGGGTCTCCGGGCTGAGGGATGGATGGTTGGAGGGTCGCGTGGTCGTCGGGGCTTGCTGATGGATAGTAGAGGATGAGCCGGCCGTATTCCTCGGATCCGTAGACGGCTCCGGTGTCGAAGATGATGTCGCTCCAGGATTGCGGGATGTAGGCCGTGAAATAGCCGTCCAATGTGAGTCCGAAGAACACGACCGATTTGATTCCTTCAGTGAGGATGTCGGCGAAGTTCCTGTTGATCCATTCGCGTAGGAGCTGTTCGTAGTAGTCTTCGAATCCGGATGTCTTGAATTCGTCGAATTCGTCTCGGAGGGATTCGATCTGTTTCACGAGCTCGTCGTATTGTTCCTGTGTGACGTAGCCCTGTTTGAGGATCCATTTCAGGAGTGCGATGATCTTGTCCTCGTAGCTGATCGCCTCGCCGAAGACTTCCGGGATGACTTTTCCGGGCAGTAGCGCCCTTCCGTGGATTGGGTCGTAGATGGTGGTCATTGGTCCTCCTTAAAGGCCGTTGAATCCGGTTGTGTAGAGTTGGCTGAAGCATGGTTCTAGGTCGTCGAATAGGCTTAACAGCGGGTTGACATAGAGGTCGAGCCATTCGCGCAACGCCTGGCCTTGTGATGCTCCGGTGAGTCCGTGTGTGCGGCCGATGTAGTCGGCGAGGCTGGTGCTTGCCCCGTCCGTGGTGGTGGATCCTTCGGAGTCGGCGAACACGCCCGTGTTCCAGTAGTCCTCCATGTTCTTGCCGCTCATGTTGATCTGCGGCGCATTGCTGTTGAAGGTCTTGGATTCGTTGGTGGCGCTGCTGCTGTCCTTGGTGGTGTTCTGTCCGGTCTGCTTCCACTCGCTGGTGGTGTCCTGGTTGTTGAACGGATCGAGCTCCGGATCGGCGAGACGCTTGAAGACGGGGTCGTAGACGGGCATTACCTCTCGCATGGTCCTGTTGAGGTAGAAGATGAATTGCTCTATCGTGCTGGCTCCTATCTCGCGGAGGTAGAAGTGATCCACGATCCTCTGGTTGAGGATTGGACGGAAAGCCTCATCATAGAGCTGGTAGTCGTTGAGTTTGAGATCGTACCCGTATTCGAGCACTTCCTTGAGTCGTGGACTTATCCTGGTCTGGATGAGTGGCACGTCATTCGGTGGTATCACCATAATCGCCTCCGTCGTCGAGGTTATCGGATTCGCCGTTGGTATCATTGCCATCATATCCTCCCATGTCCACGTCGGCGGAGCCTTCACGTTCGTGCGGGACGCCGTATTTGACGCTGATGTCCAGGCCGAAGCGTTCGTTGACCTGTTCGCAGAATCTGCGTCGCGTGGCGAGCCTGGACCGTCTCATAAGCATGATGTCCTCGTTGTTGGCGGTCGCTTCAGCATCTATCATGCGTTCGCGTTTCTCGGTGTTGGTGTTGTCCACACCGAGCATGGTTAGAGCGCGATACCAGATCTTCGTGAGCTCGTCGTCCATCTTGTCGGCCACGAACGGGGCTTCGAGGTTGAGGACGCTTGGCTGGAGGAGTTCGGCGCGGTTCTTGTTCGCGATAATCATTGGCTCGTTGCCGGTGATCTGCTGGTAGAGGTTGATGGCGTCCTGCCGTTGCCTTTCGTCGATGTCCATGATGTAGGGCGTGGCCTGGGCGTTGATGTTGATGTCTATCTTGCGGTCGATGTTCTCCAGGCGGCGGGCGAAGGATTCAAGGAGTGGATAGATCGGCGTGCGGTCGATGTTGTCCCATAGGACGATGGCGTTGGGCTTGTGGACTATCGCGCCCGGCGTGCCGAGCCGTTCTGCCCAATACCATGCGTGGCGTGTCCAGCCGATGCTGCCGTTGGCCGGCATGAGTTTTATCTTGTTCGGATTCCAATAGAGGTTGAGCCTGCTCATCGGCGTGGCCTGGGCGAACGCGTAGGAGCCGGTGCCCTCTCGGAGTTCGAAGAAGCCGCCCATGCCCCAGTTGAGCATGCAGTATTCGACGAATCGGCTGTCTATGCCGAGTTCGTCGAGGCCGGTCCATTCGAAGGCGCTCATGGCCACGCAGCGCAGCCTGTACATCCAATACTGGTAGCTGCGCATGTTGAGGCCGAGCGTCTGCCATTTGTGCGCGTAGCTTCGGCCTCCCATGAGGATGTTTTCTGGCAGGAGGTCCACCGCGCTCAGGCTTTTCTTGTTGCTCATTAGTACCTGTACCCCGTTTTCGGCTGGTTGTCGTAAAGGCTTGTGCGGCCTATGCTTTCCGGCTTGTCCCAGATGGTGACGCCTTTCTGCATGATGCCACGCATGGTGTCACGGCTGGATTCGTCGCCTTCACTGTCAATGATATACGCCTCGGACAGTCGCCAATAGGAGAAATGCGTCATGCAATTGAGCTTTTCGGGCATTTCTATGAAGCGGTGTATGGCGATGCCGTAGCGGAGGAAGTAGTCGCCGATCATGCTCATGACGCCCGGCACCATGGTTTTGACCTGGTATCGCAGGTTGATGCCTCCGTTGGCGAGCATTAGACCGTTTCCGCCCTGCTGTCCGCTGGTGGATGGCGGGGTCAGCTGGGCCTGCTGGACTTGCGCCTGGATGGCGTTGATGGCGTTCTGGTAGTCGCCTTGCGTGGCCCTGCGCCCGTATGCCTGGTTTGCGTCCAATGCCATTCCGGCCTGCATCTGGTTGTTGGCGAACTGCTGATTTTGCGCCTGCTGTCCGATAACGCTCTTGTACATGTTCGCGCCGAGGCCCAGGCCGGCCTGGATTGTTCCGCCGATGTTGCCAGTGGCGCCGGTGCCGAGGACTCCGGCCGCTCCGGTGATGAGGTCGGCGATGCGGCTTCGGTCGGTCAGCTGGTTCTGGATGTCCTGGTTGGCTTGGTTGGTGGCAAGCTGGCTTTCGGTGACGTTGCGCTGCATGTCGAGCGCTGCGGTTCCCTTGGTGCGCGCCCATCCGGCCGACTCGTAACTGTAGGCGCGCGTGTAGGCGGTGTTGGCCAGATAGTTGATGTACATGTCGTTCACTATCGAGAATTGCGGCCAATTGTCGAACCAGACGGCCGAATCCAGGGTGTCTCCGAAGTATTGGATGCTTCGTCCGGTGCTTGGACCGTTGGGGATGGGATTGTGGTCCACCTGTTTACTGCCCGCCCCGTTGTCTCCGTATCCACGCAGGTAGAAGCCGTATCGTGTGAAGGGGAGCACCGCGTTTCCGACGAAATCGATGCCGGTGTCCATGCCGTTGAGCAGTTGCGGCTTGTAGAAAACTGGGCTTCCGTCGCATCCGGACAGTTCGATCACTGAATATGGATAGGTGAGGAGTTTCTTGACGATCCGGTAGCGTTCCGGGATGGCGTTCATGATGTCGCTGATCGGGTGGATGGTCGCGAAGGTGGATGGCAGCGTGTCGGATGGTGTGTAAGCATGGACGCCGCCGTATTTCGAGTTGAGCTGCCAATCTGCCTGTGTCCATCTGGTGAGGCCCTTTGGCACGCAGTAGATGGCCTGGATGTTGCGGCTGATCCATGAATAGGCGCGGGCGGCGGAGAGGAATTTACTCCAGTCGTCGGCGTCGAATGCGAGGTATTGGCAGCCGTTCGGCAGCCAATCGTAGTAGCGTGGTACTGCGGTCTGCTGGTTCGGCTTGTCCACAGTTCCAGGATCCGCCTGGAGGTCTGCGGAGCATACGACGATGTACATGACGCCGGCCTCCCTTCCGGGTGCCGCGTGTGCGAAGAGGCCCCACACGTCCTGATGGCTGACTGCGAGGGTGTCGCCAACGTCGAGGTCTTCGGGGACGCTCTGGTATTCGCGCAGTGATTTCGGGTCGGTGGTGGCGTTCCCGTTCGCGATGCCCAGGTGGCCGCGTTCGATGTAGCTGCGGCCCCATTTCGTGGTGGGCGCGTATGTGGTCCACACGTCGAGCTGGAGGCGGATCCTCGTGGTCTGCGGTGTCAGGTATTCGATGCCGGTGATGAAGTAGTAGAGGCGTCTTGTGGTATCGCCTTCCATTGGTGGATTGTCAACCATGAGGTAGTTGTATCGGTTGACCTTGTTGAAGGGCATGCCGATGTCAACTGGATCGAATGGTCGTAGGTACGTGTATGTGTCGGCTGGCTGTTCGAAGCCGTCTCCAGTCAGATTGTCGAACCACTGGTCACGAGCCGCCACACTGCTCCATTCTACTACGTCGCGGTATTGTGCATCCCATGGTACGCTGACGAGTCTGATTCTGGTTCCTGGGATCCATGCGCGGATCATCTGGTAGGCCATTGCATATTCTCCGAAAATCAGTGGAGGGGACGCGTCACATGACAAACGCGCCCCCTCCTGTTGGTTGATGTTGTCGTCATTCGCCGCTTGCGGCGGAGACGGTGACCTGCATCTGGCTGGTCACGTCCGGCTTGAGTCGGCTGACAGCCATGACGGTCAGCTTCGTGTTGGCCGGGCAGGATGCCGCCACGGTGAGGATGCCGTTGGCGTCGATGTTGGTGTTGTTGTCCGGTGCGCCGATGAGGGTCCAGACGACTCCGTTGTTGGGGTCTCCGGTGACGGTGGCCGTGTAGTTGGAGGTGGTGCCGGCCTTTACGGTCGCGCTGCCGCTGATGGTGATGGCTGTGACCGCCTCCGGCGCGGGTGCCTTCTTTCCGATTCCGACGCGCAGGAGGCCCTGTTTGGTCGGGTCGGTGATGCTGGTTGCGCGCAGCAGCAGCCAATCGTTCTGCTCGTCCGTGCCGACCCAGAGTTCGCCGTCTCCACGGACGAAGGTGTTGGTGCTCTTCGGTAGTCCGCTGGTGCCGGCGATGTCCCAGGAGACGGCCTGGCTGGGATCGTTGGTGCCGGTGACGGTTGCGGTGAGCCTGGTTGTGGTGCCCTTGGTCGCGTATTCCGGGGTAGCGCCGTTGATGGTCGCGAAGGCCACGGTGACGTCCGTGACGGTTGGGACGATGGTGATGTCTTCGCCGGTGTCGGAACGTGGCGAGAAGAGTACCGCGTTGACGAACTTTGACATTCCGTAGATTCCCCAACGGTGGAGGAAGTAGTTCACGCTGTCGTTCTTCGGATTCTGGATGGAAGCGCTCTTCACCTTGGTGTCCGCGCATACGAAGATGTCCGGATCCGCCAGGAGCGCGGCGGAGCCGTATGGCACGTTGTCCAATGGCAGGCGATCCACGGTTTCAACGCGGCCCATGAAGTTCGTCTTGTCCATGTTGAAGGCGCTTGCGAGCACGTTCACGTCGAAGTTGGCGAGGAAGCGCGGGGTGACGAAAAGCACCGGATCGTTGGTTTTCGCCGGCAGCCCCTCGGGATTGTATTCCGTGTGCAGGAACGGGAAATCGAGGTATTTCTCTCGGATCTTCTGCGCGATGTCGAGGCCGGTCTTCTGCTTGTCGTCGGCCTTCGAGATGTCGTCGATGTGGACGTTGTAGAAGGGGTTTTCGCGGTCGCGCATGGCGAACAGTTCGCGCATGATGAGATATTCGTCCTCTTCGGCAGACGTGTATGGGAGGGCGAGCATGTTGTTGATGAGTGTGGCCACGCCGGTCTCGGATTCCATCATTGCCTGTCGCAGGATGTCCTCGCTGATGCTCAGATCATACCGGTCCTTGCGGTTCTGGAGGTAGTAGTTGGTGTGTACTTCCGGCTCTTCGACGGTGAAGACGTCCGTGGCGTCCTTGTCGTACCGGTGGGCCTTCATGAGGTTGTAGCCGAATTCTCGGATCCAGCTTCCGTTGGTCTGGATGCCGGCGATCTTGTGACGGCCCAGTGGATTCTGGAAGTCGTTGACTCGGAAAAGGTCGATGACGAGGCCGTTGAGCAGGACCTCCAGCCAGTCGTTCCAGGCCGGCATGTACGAGTCCATGTAGTCGATGGTGGCCTGCATGTCTCCCTGTGTGGCGTTCGGCACGCGGTTCGCGAAGGTCAGGCCGAGTTTCTTGGCCTGCGCGGTCACGGTGTTGAAGATCTTCGCGTTTGTCGCGGCCTTCGGATTGGTCGGGTCGGTGATGAGCGGTTTTGGTAGATTCTTGGCCATTGGTTCTCCTTTATTCCTCGTCGTCGATGACGTCGGCGAGGTTGTCGATCATCTCGATGTCCTCGTCTTCGTCGGTGTCGTTGTCAGGATCTTCGATGTCCTGGCCGTTCGCGGTGAGCAGCTTGTAGTTTTCGGCCTGGAGGCGCTGCACTTCGTCCTTGAGGTCGGCGATGGTCTTGTTGAGACTGTCGCTGTTGGCGGTGCTGCCGGCGCTGAAGTCGTCGTAGCTGGCCTTGATTTCGTCTGCCAGGGCGTCGATGTCGTCGAGATTGTCGAGCGCCCTGAGTTTGTCGATGAGTTCGTCCATTTTTGCCCTTTCGCTTGCAAGTGGGGGACGGTTCCCAGTATAGCAGCGAGGCGGCTGGGTTGCCCATATACGGGACCTCAAGCCGCCTCTGATGATTGGGAGAGCTACCGACGCCAGCAGGGGCCGACCACCACAGTCAGCGCCACGCGTTCGCACGCGGTTGTGTGGCATTTTTTCTCCTGCAAGGACATCTCACACCCTCCTCCATCCAGCATAGCATCATACAAGTCCAGTGATGCGGTACTTTCCTGGGATCATGCGCACGCGCACTCCTTCGATTTCGGGCAGCCATCGTTCCAGTCCCGGTTTGATTTTGCCACTGTCGTCGTAGTTGCACCATCCTTCATGATAGGTGGTCCAATCCATGGCCGATGAAATGTTCTCCGGCATTCCGGACACCTTGCATTCGAGACCGTGGGAGTCCTCCCACATGTAGCTTTTCTCTCTGATGTGCATGCAGTCGTCGAAACGTTTTTCGACCTTCCATGCCCCGAATGCGTTATCATCCAGGATGATTCCCTGCGGTTCGTCGGTGCCGATGAGGTGCATGCTGTCGGTGTCGCAGTAGACGACGCGGCCGCGATTGGCCTGGATGGCGTGGATGAGTTCGCGCCGGCCGTAGGCGTTGATCCATGCGGCCACCGGCACGTAGATTCCCTGGGAGAGTTTGACGCGTGATTCGTCGTACACGATTTTTCCGTTTTCCCACTCGGGTATGAGGTTGCGGCGTCTTGTCTTTGTTCCGAATTTGCCGAAGAGGCTGTTGAGCATCATCTTGGCCATCATGCGCTGTCCGCTGTCGCTGTGGCGCTTCCGCTCTCCCCATTTGCCGATATATGCATCGAACATGCCTTTCTGGCCGTAGAATTTCAGTCCTCCTTTCCATTCCACGATCATGAGATCGTAGTTTTCTCTGACCAGCTGCCAGTCGATGTCGGTCATGGTCACCAGGGTTGGCTGCATGCTGTGGCCTGGTTCTGCTTCGTCCTTGCGGTATCGGCGTGGTAGCACCGGAAGTCCGTCCGGTTTGATGTCCCAATCGACTATCGCGGATTGCAATGTGATGAGTCCATCGTCCTCGGCCTTGCCTTCGAACGGTTTCGGCCTTCCGCATGGCAGACGGTTACCCAAAGCGACGGATGGGTAGAGGCTGTTGGCGTCCACGGAGATTCCTGGACCGGTGTGGCGGTTGCGCCATTCCGGATCGATCCACACGAAGCCGCCGTTGAATGCCTCGGCCACGAGATCCGTCTCACGTGACTTGAGCTTTGGAAACATGCGGCGGAAGTCGGCGCGGCCGATGATGTCTAGATATTCGTTGTATGCGTTGCTGCTGACCGTCGTTCGTGTCAGTTCCTCGGCGTTCAATGTGGCCAGGACGCGTGCCATGACGCACACGTCGTCGCTGATGCGCCAATCCCTTTGTCCGTCGCAGACTATGCTTCTCATCTGCTTCATTCCAAGTGGCGCGATCCGGTTCATGTCGTGGAGGTCCACTAGACCGTTGGCAGCTCGGATCCTGATTCTTATAATTGTTCCGCTGTCGGCGATGAGCGGTTTGAATTGCATGACTGTTGGACTGGCGTCGTCCACTGCCTTCCAACCGTGGTCGAGGAGCCACGCCATGATGAGGCGGCCGTCTATGTCGAGGTCGGCGCTGACCCAATGACCTGGCTTCGATTTCAGGAGCCGGGCTATGAGATCGTCCATTCCCTGGCCTTTCTCCACCACGTCCGGATCCGAGATGCGTGCCGCGCGCCATTCTCCGCATTCGCTCCATCCATCGGCTGAGGGCGTGTAGCAGAGTCTGAAGGCGCGCCAGTTCCTTTTCTTGCTGATTTCCGGCATATCCACCACGCTCCAGTCTATCGGTTGCGGGCGGAGCGAATAGCCATCTTGGTTCTCGTCTCGAAGATGGCGAAGTCGTCCGGATTCGACCTGATCTGGCGTTCCATCATCTCACGGTCAGCACGATACCAGAGGGCCACGTCGTCAAGCAAGCCGTAATTGTCGATCAGCTGTTCAAGATCCTCGGTCCTCATGTTGGAGATGTGGCCGGCCTCCTTGTCGAGCCCCACGGCCTTCAGCATCGCCACAGCGCTGCGCCTTCTGGACCTCATGAGCTTGCGTGGATCACGTTTGGCCCATTTCTTCGATTTGCCAGCAAGACTCTCGGCCTGACCCGCGCTGTAGGGGCGGCGATACTCCACGGTCTGCAAATGGAACGGCTTGACTTCCTTCTGGAGACCCTTGCGCACGCGTTCGCGCTGCTTCTCCTCATAGCGTTTCCGTTCGCGTTCGATACGGACGTTGTAGACTCTGATGTTCTTCCGGATCTTCTTCAGATCCTCGACCTTGACGACATCACCGGACTGGAGCACCGTCATCTTCGTGGTGTTGAATCTTTCCAGCTGGCGAGCGTATGCCTTGAGCTGCTGCGTGGTCATACCACGGACCTCGCCGTAATTGAGTCGCGGAGAGCCAATACGAATGCCAACGGCACCGCGCTTGCGCAAAGAATATTCCTTGTCACGTGCGCGCTTCTGCAAACGGCTCACGGCCTTCAAAGCATCCCGGCGTTTCTGGGTCATCCTAGCCATGTGTTATCCTTTCAATTGTGAATCTCGATAATTCACATCCTAGCACGGGCCGTGAATCAATGAAGTCCTCATTTAATCGGAAATTTTTGGAATTTCATCACGGCCCGGCTCCTCTCAAATTTTCCACACCTCACTCCAGAATCTCAATGTAAAGCAATTGTGAAGATTCAAGAAAGTTTTTTTCGCGGCGTGTCGCGACTGACACGGCTAATTGAGAAAAGTCTATAGAACATGATAAAGTGAAAAAAGAGGTTCCGTAGGTTCCGTAGGTAGTTCCAAGTTTAACGTTTCTTATTAATAATCATTATCAATAACGTAGTAATAAATAAAAGTCCGCCCCAAGTGCCTGCCCACCAGCTAGACCCTC